GCTATATCCAACACTTGAGATGTCGTAATCACCTGAAATATCGTAGTAATCAGTATGCGTTTGAGCTTCTTCACCTTCACCTAAAGTTGTAACTACTGCGACATTCACCCCTGAAAGTTTTAATGCTTTAAATCCGCCAACATCATCAATATAAGTATCAGAAACAATTGAAATCGTTAAATTTGAATGAGCTGTGATTGCCCCGCTAATTGACTGATCTAATGTACCAAATTGTGCATTGTGGATTGCAACATTGTCGCCATTTGAAAAATACTTCGTGAAATCAATACTGCTTGAAGTTGTACGAATGATATTTGGCGCTTCAAAGTAGATTGACTGTGATTCTATTGCATCATCATTTGGCTTTTCTAAAGTCTGGCCATTAATTGAAGATGACTTTTTAGTATAAAGTGGTGCTTCAGTAAATCGAGATCCGACTTGATAGATTGGTGTGCCAGAAACAATATCAACATTTGGATCGAAGATTGAAACCGCACAACCATTAATATTTGCAATATCAGTTTCACCATCTTGGCAGTCATGAATCTTATAGTAGCCACGCCCGATAACCATGAGCGTATATTCAACCTCTAAGCCTGTGCTTGCATCATAGAAAGTATAAGGCTGAGCGATTAAATCAGCATAGGCCCTTACTTGACCGTAAATGTCTGGAATACGAGCTTTTACACGTGCTTGGTTTGATCGATTGGCAAGTTCATTGTTAGATGATTTTAGCTGTGAAGTATTAGCTTTCGGCATTGTGAGTATTGAATACACACTAAATGCAGCCATAATCCCAGTCACTATCCAAAATGCCACCATAAAAGGGTTTGATGGATAAATAACTACATAAAAAACGCCATTAAGAACTTCTAGATATTCAATATCTGTCTTATTTTTTGGTGTTATATCCCGATTTTCAGCTATTTCACCGTGATAAACATGAAGATTCTCAGGGCATTTTTGGTTGAAATACTCAACTAAAAATGGCTCTAATTTCTCAACATTTTCAAAAGTCTCATTTTTAGATTTATCATAAAGATCAGGAACAATAATGACTTTCTTCATATATAAAATCTCACTTCCCTGAAATTCATCCGAACCATTTCAAGCGGTATGTAGTGCACGCCTTGCGGCGTTAGGTGTAAAAGCTTGCCGCAATAAAAAAGCCCGACATGTGTCGAGCTTCGGTTGTTATTTGTGAAAAAAACTATGCAGGGGGAAATAGGTTCACTGAGTTGTTTAAATTTTCCTTTTCCATTTAAGAAGTTATTTAAACGCTTTGATAGATCTTTACCGGTAATTTGCTTCCATGCCTCACAAGCAAACTCATTACATGTATATTGCTTGGACCACGTTCGATCAAGGAGATTATCTATAGACATCAAATCCCCCTCAAAAGCGGATAATTCGTAAAATCATATACAAGCCCTGTACCTACACTATTTAGATCAGGTGCTTGAGCATCAAAAGTCACAAGTCCACTTCCATCTTTAGAAACCTTTGCTATCTCTAAGGTTTGCAATGTCAGCATCGGTGCAGAAAGATCATCGTCACGATAAATCTTGTATAAAAAGCTCGGTCTTAGTAGCGGATCGTCTGAATCTAAGATATTCATAAATTCTTCGATCAGCTCATCATCAACATCAGCAAATGTGACTGAAATAGCCTGATCTAAATCATTCGTCACATTATTACGTTTGATTGTCATTGGAGCGTATTCAAAGCTCAAACCATTTGCCGTAAAGCCTTCTGTATCACTAAGTGTGTATCGATAAACTTTGCTAAAAATCGGATGAGAAATCTCAACACATTCAAGCTGAGTAACACCGCCCTGACAATCAAGGAAAAACGAAGTGTAATCACTCAATTTAACCCCCTTAAGGCATTTGGAAGATCGACATTGACAAGCTTTTCAAGGGGATTAAACAGATCTGAAAGATCAATACCCTGCGAGCCAGATTCAACAATAATCTTATTTAATTCACTATCTACAATTGGCTTAACTCGAAGCTGTGCCGTGCAGGTAAATACAAGACCTTCGACACTATTTAATTGAAATGAATCTTCAACAAAATAGCTTTCATAGTTCTTATATTCAGGGCCATTTACTTTGAGTGGAGCGTAGAAAAACTCGTTAGGATTCTCGCACCAGACGTTATACAAAGCATCCAGGTATTGAAATCCTGACTCTTGCACGACCCATTGCACATTTACAGTGTGATAAGCGTTCTTGATATTTCGTCTATAACGTGGTGCTCCACCATCTAATTCTTGTGAGATAACTCCACTTTTATATCCAACGGAGTAACCACTTTGAGTCACACATTTTAAGAGTACATTTGGCATGGTTGCTCCATTAAAAAACCCACCGAAGTGGGTTATAGAATTGCTGATATTTAAATTGGTAGCTTTTGCTGATAAGTCGCAGTAAACCAATCAAAACTATCTACACATTCTCTCAATTCAAGTTTCTGATCGGGTTTAACAAACTGCCATGCAAGGCTTGAGCCACTTATAAAATGATCAGTCGCCCTACTGTAAATAGTTGGGTTTAGCTTCTTAATAACATCACTAAATTCTTGCCACCAAGATCGTGCCCAAATCATATGAATTACCAAGGCATGCAAATTACATAAATCACCCTCACTAAACTGTTTCCTTTCAGCACTACTATACAAAGCAATCAAATGGTGAACATATTCCACGGCGACTGGAATAGCGTCGTATGGGATGTCGGCAACATCATTCACATTAAAGCGTTGATGGATTAACTTCCATGCTTGACTAGAATTTAGATGCTTGGTCTTAGTCACTAACAAGGCATGCGCTTCATGTAACGCCGTGCGTTCTGATTTGTGGGTTTTAGGTCTAGGGTTTATAGCTTGACCTTTCGTCCAGTAATCCCATAAAACATCATCACATTCTTCTTGATACTTAATTACAGTATCTCGAAGTTCGGGTTTTACTTTGTTTGGGCTGATTGTCATTAGCCAACCAAATAGTTTTCTTACTGGTAAACAAGTCATCAAGCGTTCTTTACCATCATTTGCAACTATTGTGATTTCCACAATAGTTGAAGCAAATCGTTGTTTTAACTTAACAAATTGTGATGCCCAATCCATACCTATACCATCAACAATTGGTTTCATTGGTGTATAAGGTTGCCCATTATGCTCAACTAAAAATAATTCAGCATTGTGGAAAGGTATGGTTATTTGTTGTAAACTGTTCATGTGGGTGTTCATCCTTAGTGATGGCAACTAAACCTTGCATTGATTGGTAGTCGGGCAAGGTTTTTTTTGTGCCTGTTGATTTCATGCTTTCGCACTCTTGTGTTTTTCAATTAATAATTTAACTGCCTCGTTCAGAAGAAACACCATTGAGCGTTTCTCTGAATCCGCAATCCCTTTAAGTTCTTTATGTAAGTCACTTTCTAAACGACCTTTCACATACACAATTTGATTTTTCATCTTGCCTCCAACTTTGCCACACTCTGTGGCGTTTAATTAGCATAGCCACATTTTGTGGTATTGTAAATAGATCAAGACAACATTTTGCCACTTTTTGTGGCATGAGGAATTTATGAGCAATCAAAGCGACCACACAATCGTAAGACTTCGTGTTCCACCTGAGCTAAAAAAACAAATTGAAGAATCAGCAGAAAAGAATAATCGCTCTCAAAGTGCTGAGATGGTTGCAAGGCTTGAAAAGAGTTTTGAAAAAGAAGATACAGAGAAATTTGATAAAGGATTTGTTTTGCAAGTAATTAAAAACCAACAAGATCAAATCGATCAACTTCAAAAAATGATTAAAGATTTAATGAACCATCCCGTATAGCCATCAATTCACATGCAATAAAAAAAGCACCCTAGGGTGCTTGAATTCATAAACCGCTTGTATCTTTTCTATCTTTTTCTTTAAAACAGCTTTGTGAGTTTGATAATTCATACGACAGTGTAACTTGTCCAGAATTTGGACCATTAGCACGCGCCTTAAGCATTATGTTCTTAACCCCATTTTCTTCATTTGGCTCCCATGCTGCTACCAGCGTTCGCTCTTCTTTATATAGCCCCATTGTCCAGTCGTTAGGTTCTTTCCAAATACTTCCAGACCTTAAAAAATTATAATCGCCAACAGGGGTACCGTATTTTTCTGTAAGAGACTCTTTAAGAGATGCAAACTCATCCTTAATACCATCCCCATAAACATTTGTTGTAATCGGCTTCCCCCAACCAAGTACTTTGCACAATCCATTTTGCGGTGTGATAAGCATAAGATAATCTTTAAAGGCTTTGTATGGCTTTGGAACATTTTTAAAAGAGTAATAATTCTTATCTAAAACCTCTGCAACACCACTAACTTTTTTAACGTCAGCTAAGGACATCCCTGTTTTTAATCCGAAAGGTGCTTCTGCATTAGCAAATCCTGAAAACAAAAGAATCCCTATTAATAATTTTTTCATTTTTAAACCTTACCAGTTGGAATTAACTTTTTGCTGAGTTTTAATCTTTTCCGCCATCTCATCAGCAGATTTATTTAAAGCATCCAAAGTAATTTTAGCAGATGATGTTCTTTCCGTTATTGGATAATTGCTTTCTTGAATTCTTACATTTCCGCTCATATGGGAAGGTTGATAATGAGTTAGATTATCGTAACTTACACGCATTCTTCCATCCTTAGTGTCAACTCTAACGGTAAAGTCTACCCGATCCCCATTTGTCATTGTCATGCAATCAGCAAAACCCGAACAACGATATGGCATGTTTCCTTTCCCAATAATAGATCCAGTTGCTTTATCTTCATACTGAATAACCGCATTTGCTGAACGAAAAGCTGTAGCAAACCATTGACGAGCACCGTCATAAATCTGAGCCTGATTTAAACCATCAATTTGGTACACTTTCTCAAATTTCACTGGTTCTACTGGTTGTTGTGGTGTAGTTGCACACCCACCCAAAACTGCACCAATACCCAAAACACCAATCAATAATAATTTTTTCATTCTAAAGCACTCCTTGAAGTGCTTATAAAATATCAAGTTAATTAACGAAAAGCCACTCGAAAGTGACTTATCTTCTTCTGCTAGCAGTAGTATTTTGCTGTACCGACTTTGAGATTTTACTATTTGGTCGAGCCATTGAATTAGCAACAAATTGTTCAACCTCATCAATAGTGACATAAATTTTTCCATCTGCACCACTTGTAGCAGTCACTTTAGAAGAACCATTGTTATTAATCACAATTTTAGGCTCAATAGATACCTGCGAGGAATTAGACTTGGAGTTCTGGATTGATTCAAACTGTTTTCTTTCAAAGTTTGGATTTGAATTACCAACTATCCCACCATCAGAATATCCTTTTTTACCACTTAATCGCATTGCTTCAACATTCGCCACACCACCCCAACGAGCAATGTCTTCTTGTGAAAAAACTACCTCACCCTTGTGTACGATACCAGCAGGGACATACTTTCCACCAAACCCTGTATATCCTCCAGTTGCAAAACCCGTAAGAGCTTGCGCCTCTATCATGGCTGCATTTGTTAATCCAAGTGCCAACATTGAACTCGCCATAGGGACATTATATGGTGCTGGAATATTTGCCAATGCATTACCATATGCAGAAAATGCCTGAATCACAGCTTGACCAACGGCAACTTGCTGCTGAATAAAGAACATAGTTTTATAAATACCAGATTGCTCGCCTGCGCTATCTTTCATGATACTAGTCATATTTGACCAGATCCCACTAAAGTTTCCTAAACCTTGATTGGCTATGCTTAATTGCGCACTTATAGCATCACTTTCAGCAGTTTGACGCTTTTTAATAGCCTCCATAGTTATTGCTGTTCTTTGGTCTTCAAATGCTTGCTGAGCTTCCAATATTTGACGGTGTTTCTCATCATCATCTAAACCGCTGTTGATAATGCTACCGATAGCATCACCTTCCTCTACGCGGCTTTGTGATTTAGCACTTTTTTCATAAAAACTAGCATAATCAAGAAAGTCTGACTTGCTCCATAGTCCAGTTTTACCTTGAGCCATATTCATTCGTTGACGAGCATCCCAATACACATCGCCAGTTTTTTTGGAAATAGACATTTGTTCAGCAATCGTAGCCATTTTTGCCTTAGTTATTTGATAAGCATACTTATCATCAATGGCTTTTTTTAAAATTTTTAACTCAGCTTCAGCATATCTTCCAGAAATATTAAGCTGATCCTGTAAAACTCTTTTTTGGTACTCTAGTTTCTCTACCTCATTCCACTTATATCCATTGAGTTCTTCATTGAATTGGAGTTTTGCTAGATCATCTTGAGCATCATATCGTTCCTTAATTTTTGGGATTAAATCAAGTTGACCTAATTTTTCAGCGTCTGAGATTTCCTTAATTCTAGCTTTGTTTCTGGTAATAGCATCAGAATCATATTTAGCCCTAAGTTGATCAATCTCTTGTTGGGTTTTTAAAGCCTCCTGAACAAACTTATCCAGATCTTTTTGCGTCTGAGAGCCATCAACAAATGAAATAGAACCGTTAAATGCCGCTTTCCATGCTTCTTGAGCCGATTTGCCAGATGCAATCGCTTGGGCATAAAGTTCACGACTAGCTTTTAATGCATTTTGCGCATCTTTAACACTAATGCTTGATTTATTGCTAGCCTTATCTCCATCGTAATAAGATTTGCCAGTCAATGGGCTTGCCACAGAAGCAAACTCTTTTGCTAAATCAAGATTTGCAGCAGTTAAATTATCACTCTTACCTGTGATGTAATCTTCAATACTTCCACGCCCTTTTTTTGCGGTAAGTAAATATTGCTGAACTATGCGCTCTTGAACCTCTGCAGTAAATTTTTCTGCAGAAGAAACTATTCCAGCATCAATAGCGCCTTGGAGTGTTTTAGGGATTGTTTGGTATTTTCCAGCAGCAAAGATAGATCCATTTTTTTGTAAAGTTCTGATTTGACCAACAGTCATATCAACCAGATTAAGCTTTGATCCTATACTATCGCCCGCTTTACCTCTATTGAAAGAATTGTAACCACCTTCACCTCGAGCAATCACTGAATCGACAGTCATCGACTTAATTGTTTTTTCTCTGATTTTTTGCTGTTTTTCTAACTCTTTGGTTTTCTCCTGTTCGGCTTTTCTATCTTTTTCATCAAGATTTTGAATCTGCTGTTTTAGATTCATCTCTTTTATCAAAATAGTAAAAGCCCCCATATCTACGGGTTGATCTTTTCCGAGCAAACCTTGAGATGCTTTGAGCTTTACATATGCTTCGGCATATTCTTTTGATATACCTTGTGCTCTGAGCTTGAGTACTTCAGAGTCTGTCGAGATATTACTTAATGAATCATTGATGAACTTTTGAATATCAGCGCTTAAATCTTTAACTTTTGAAGAAGTAGTGATTGCTTCTTTTGCAATATCATTTATGCCATGCGATGCATTTGTTGCTTTATTACCAGCCAACTCAGCATCCACACCAAAAACTTTTAAAGCCTCCTGAACTTTTTGAACGATAGGTAGTTTTTCACGATAAAGCTCATTGTCTTTTTCAAGCTGTTTAAGCTGCTCTGGATCTATAAAGTTAAGTTTATTTAAGCGCTTAATTGCCTCTTCTTGGCTGATTATGCCTTTCCGCACATCATTAGAAATATCAGCTATTTCAACGCTAGACTTATAATCATTTTGAAGCGCAATTACGTGAGAATTGAACTGGTAATTTAGTTTTTTCAGCGCTTCATTTTGACCCTTGAAAGAATCCTCAAGATCGCTTATTGCTCCTTTCTTTTGAACACCTTGCAGTGCAAGTAACTCTTCTTTGGTTTTATTTGCAACATCGGTTTGTTCGGCAAGTTTTTCAGTAGCCTTTGCTGTGTTATCTCGCATCAGTAAATAGCTTGCTGCCAAGGTTGCCACAGTAAATCCAATACCTACTGGGCCACCTAGAACTCCGAGCAACTTTGAACCAATTCCCAGGCTAGCAGTAGCTGCCGCACTTGATCTTGCTTTAGCTGCTGTTAGTGCTGTTTCTGCTGCTGTAAGTTCTGCCGTTACTTGAGCTTCAACTTTTCTAAGTTCTGCCATACGCTGCCCTGTGGCAACCTGACCTACCATACTTATTTGATTTTTAGTTCTTTGTAATTCAAGTGCTTTTTCTGCCGCAACAAGTGCCATAGTAGACTGAACACTGTTTAACTTAGCTGTAGCACTTGCAACCTCTTGTGCTGCTGCAGCACGTTCAGCTTGAATTAAACCGAACCGCATCGCAGTTTGATCTGCTAAGGATTTTGTTTGTGCAATCCCTGCTGCTATTCCTCTATATAAAGTTGGGATATAAGTTCCAGCCCAATAAGCACCACCTATCATTACGGCATTCGTAGCTAAATCAATATTCTGTGACAACACTTGAATTGAATCAGCCAATGTTTTAGCTGCACCTGAGCTTTGCCCTGCTTCACCTACAAATTTACTCAATTCGTTATTTAGCAAAGTGATTGATTGACCGATTGTGATGTCGGTTTTTGAAAATAAATCATCAACCGAAGATTTTGCTTTGGTAAGAGCCTTAACCAACTCTTCGGATGTAATTTTCCCTTGTGCCGCTACGGTACGAAGTTGACCAACAGTAATCCCCATGCCTTCAGCAATTGCTTTTGCAAGACCAGGGGTTTGTTCCATCACACTGTTTAATTCTTCGCCACGTAATGCACCAGCACCGAGGGCTTGGTTAAATTGAATCAAAGCAGCTTCAGAACTTGCCGCGCTCCCACCTGAAATCGCCACAGCCTTAGATACTGTTTCAGTCAATTGCGCTGTTTGTGACATGGTTAAGCCAAGTGCTTTGGCATTATTTGCAAACCCTTGATAAACCTGTGCCGCACTTTCCCATGATTGACGTGTTTTTTGAGCGATAGCAAAAGTATCACTCATTGCTTTGTTAAGCTCGACCTGAGAGTTTGTGACCAGTTTTAAGCGGTTTTGTAGACCTGTATAAGCATCCATCTTGCTAACAGCAGCACCAACTGTAACCAACCCCGCCATATGACCCGCCAAGGTTCGAGTAGCGACAGACAATGAATCCATCGATTTTGATGCGAAATCACCGTTTTTTTCGATGCTATTGAGTTCTTTATTTACTGCTTGCGCATTGATTAATGCTTGTCTTGAATCGATGGTGATTCGTAATACTGATTCAGCCATTTGCTTTCCTACGGGCGTAAAAAAACCCGCAGGAAGCGGGTTGGAATTAAGCGTTTTTGCTTGCTTCTTCTAAAAACAAATTATCTAACGCAAAAATACAGTCATTAAATATCCACCTTGGCACTGGCGATTCATACTGTTCGCAATACTCGTGCACTTCGCCTAAGCATAAAGACATAGGCACGCATTGTTCATATCGTCTTGATCGAGCAATGATGTAGTAAGCTGAAAGAATTGCTTCTGCTGTGTATGAATATTCAGGCGCTTGGTAATGCTCAGGGATTTTATGACCTAACTTTTTGTAGATTTCCGTGGCTTTTTCGGTGTCCCACTTTTTGCTTCGGTATTTGTAGAGTCGGATGACTTTCCCAGAATTTCTGCCTTTTTAGAATCGGCTTCTGTCTGAATTTTTTGAGCCTGATCTATCACCCACACAACTATTTCAATTGAATGTTTTGTACTTGTACAAAGCAGTTCGGCATTTTGCTTCGAGTATTCAAATAGTCCACCATCTTTATCTTCAATGCCTTGCCAATTAAGGATTAAATGAGAGACTGCTTTATGGTACGAGAGTGCAAATTCACTTGCTGATTCGTCTGTTACTGCTCGCCACCCTCCGATCTCTTGATTTACCTGAGTTCCTCGCAACTCCATTGCATGCTTAAATGATGGCTTTTCAATGCCAGCAATTAGAAACTTTGCCCCATCTTTATATTCAACGAGCTTGCTTGGAATCTTTGCTGATTCTTGTTCTTCAATTTCAATTTTCATTATGGACCTGCTACAACTGGAACGCGGGTAATCGTTGGCGCAACATCAGCAACAGCGAACGAAAATTGCGTAGTTAGAATATCACCTGCACTACCACTTGGTAGAGGAGCTGATAAAAGCACTTTAGGTAAATCTAAAATATATTTATTACCTAATGAGTCTTTCAATGTATATGAAATTTCAACTGGCTCATTTAAGAATTGTTTTTCATACATTTCAGCAGTGTTTTTAGACCAAGCAATCGTTGCATTTCCCGTACCTTTCATAATGGTTTCAAGGATTGCACCGATAGAATCTTCAAAATTTAAACACTTTTGAACCTGCATTGAATTATCGATAGTCAGATCAAGTTGTGTTACGCACATACCAGCTTTCTTTACACCATCAATTAGAATGTCACCAGCGCTCTGAGCAGTGAATAATGGCGAATCAATTGCAGGCGTAGCACCTGAAGCTTTAGACACTTCATAAGCTGTACGCTTCATTCCCATAATTGAGAATTTAGAAGTCACAATCCCACTGTCAGGAATTGATAAAGTCCACTGATTGAGGTGACAGCCTGTGAACACTTGATAGTTATCAATATCTGTAAATCCACGCTCAACACTAATTGTTTTGCGAGTAGTGCCGCCAAATGTTAATTTATTGGCTGTCCATGCATTAAATGCAACTGCTTCAAGCAAATCATCTTGGATACCATATGCAAATTCAGTTTCGATATCACCTGCTACATCAATACCAGTTACCAACGTTCCTGCAGCAATGCGAGAATCTTTAATAGTTTGTGATTCAGTTGTATTGGCTTTTGCATCTAAACCGTTTGATTTGTTTGCAAGTGTTTTCCAAGTTGTTGCAATTGTGCCAACGGCTGTTTCAATGCCGTAGCGTGTAATCTGTTTAGCACCTGAACTCATAGAGTTCTCCTTAATTTAGACATAAAAAAACCTCCGTTAAGGAGGTGGGTTGTTTAATTAGATCATCAAATTTCTTGAGTATTCGCCATATATCGAATATCCATCTCAATTTATCCGATATTCAAAAACTACATTCATTTGGTAGAGATCTTCTATTTCACCAACATCAATTACAGACCCAGTCAAAATTGTTAAGTGGTTGTCATGTTTAAATTGAAGATGTTGAATCCATGCGTCAGCTAGATTTGTTAATTCAAGTGTATCATTACCACGGCGATCAAAGCATTGAATGATGAGATTACCCATCGTTCTTACACATGGTTCATCTGCCATGCCTGAAATGAAAGATGGAGCATTACGAATAAATACTCGACACCAAAGCCCCTGATCAGGTGGCTCGAACGGCTGACTGGAATGCTCTTTTTGATTTTGCGTACAAATTACAGATTGATCAAGATAATCAAAACTATCGATTAAGCGCATAAAAGCTGCTCGCGCTTCAGTATGAGTCATCATTTATATTTCTCTTTAATCAATGTGAAAGTTACGCCGTATATTCCGAGCGGTGCTTGTTTACTAAAGCCACCTACTGATTTAATCACATGACCTTTGCCTTTTACCCAGCTACCATTCTTCACTGGATTTGAATATCCGCCGTATTCGAGCGCGGGACCATATGGCGCATTGTTTTGAATATATACTCTTGAGAATGGTACAAGCTGAGAAAGAATGCTTAAGCCTTTTGCTAGGGTGCTTGATCCAGTTTTATCACTGCTATTCGCATCAAATCCCATATCTCTTGAATTGATGCTCAGCCGATGATTACCCTTGAACGCCCCTGTATCCACAGGTGATGCCTCAATAACACCACGCAAGGCATCTGTAGCGATTTTCTTTTGATGGTCGCATAAGTCTTTTTCTATTTGTGCGATAAAATTAACAGGGTTATTTGTCCAGCTCATGACTTATCTCGCTCTGCTCATACATTTCAAATAAATCTTGAGCCAAAGCTTGAATGGAATAAGCCTCAAACTCCACACTTGGATCATTCTCACCCATTAACAACTTAATCTCTTGCCAAATATGTACGGCTTCGTGAAGTAAAAGCCCGTGTATTTGCATTAAATCCCATTGATTGGATTCAGCAATTTGAACTATTGCGTACCCTTGTGTGAAATTAACTCTCGCATCCGCTCCACCATCTAGAAATTTAAATGGTGCTTTCACTGTATCAAACAAAATATCTAATTGGATTTGATTTCTAACAAGCGTGTAGTTAAGGTGCTGAAATGGTGTTTCATACCACTCAGGAACATAATTGTTATTGATCATTAAACAGACCTTAGTTGAACTTTCCAAATCGTTTTAGCAGGATCTTGACCAACAAACATCACTTTGAATTTTCCAGATGGTGTAATCCACTCATCATTCACCAGTGGTTTCGCCGTTACTTCGTTTTGAAGCAATGTCGCTTTTTTATCTGTAGCCAATACGCCTAAGGATTGAACTTCATACTGGTTATAACTACCAAAAAGCACACCATGACCTGAATAATTTACCACTTCCTCAAATTCATATTTACCAGTTACCCGGTCATATTTACCACTGTAAGTGATGCGCTGGCATGTGAAGGTGTGCACGGCGTCAGCTAATTTATTATCAAATGCTTTGGATAGCTTGGATTGAATTTTATCTCTTAATCCCATATCACACCCGCGTCAAATAAATACCGTACGGCGTTTTAGGTTGATCAACATCAATGGCTGCAATAATATCCAAAGCAATCTGTTCATAGCTCGATAAACTACTACTACCATCTTGATATTCCTCTTCAGATTCAACGCCGTCTGCTTTAACCTTCTCACGCTTTAAAGCCTGTGCTTGCCCGTTATAAATTACTTTACCAATAATGCCTTTGATAATTTCACATGCTGCCACATTTAACTCATGCGGTACTGGATCAGGTGCTGGTCCAGCATTCTTTTTCATCCATGTATTAGCAAGCAAAATAAGACGAGCTTTATCACTATCTTCAGAGAAATTAGCACCCAGAATCGTTTCAGCTTGTTCAATTGTGATAAAGCTCATAATCTTATTCCTTTGGAATTAGTGCTAACAATTCATCTTTTGATGCAGATGACTTAAAGCCGATTTCTTTTGATGCTAAGAAATCTTTAATTTGAGGTACTGTCCAGCTTTCATAGTTGGTGTCAGTTGTTTCAACTCGGGAGGCAGGAGATTCATTACCTAATGCCAATTGAGCTTTTAATTCAGCACACTGATTTTCCAGGATAAGCAAAGCATCTTTCAACCTTGAGTTTTCCGAAAGCAATTCAGAGTGGTCTTTATTCGCTTGCTCATAAACTGAAATCTGGTTTTTTAACTCAGTATTTTCAGCAACCACTTTTGCGCATTCAGCTTTTGCATCATCAATGAATTGTTGAAGTTCTGGCGTAACGCCGACTTGAACATTCATGGTTAATGATTCAACTTTCATATGTGGATTTTTACGAACCTCAACACTAATACCTAGTTTTTCATAAGCATCCTTAATATCAGGATAATCACCATAAATAACTACGGATGTGGCAGTACTATCTGGATGATCAAAG